TGAAACCGCGACCCCGGTATGTACTCCAAGCAGTGCGTATATAAGCTAGTACCAAACATCTGTGCGTGCAAAGCACAGTTCTCTTGCCTGTTCTCGGGAAAACACACTGCATACAAAGCCCATCTCCTTGCAAAACTGCAACACAGCTTCGTATCTGTGCTGCCACTCAGAAGCATCATGCAAGGAAAGCTCAAGCAGTGCGTCATAGAGGTTCTGCTGCAAGTCTCGCGCAAAATTGCGGTTGTTGTGGTACCAATAAGTACGGAACAGTATACTGTCCATATTCAACGGTCCACACCAGCCTCCCTCGCACTCAGCACGTGCAAACGACCTCTTCAGGAACGTGATGTCATCAATGGTCTCAAACGGCTTGAGCTCACCATCCTTCTTATCAGAAGTGTACGTGAGCCCAAAGTCCTTCATGTCCTCCGCTACGGTCACCTGATTGAAGACCTCGGAAACCGCATCGGAAACGCCAACCACGTTGTCATCGCCATAAGTGCACACATAAACGGAATCCCACATGTCTGTGAGATCCCCAGTGCGCGTGACGTAACACGCGGTCAGCGTAAATAAGGAATACATGGAATTGATGATGGTGGTCAGTGGGTGGCCGCTAGGCAGCGACTTGTTCCACTGAACAAGCGAATCACGCATGGCACCTACTCCCGTTAGGTGCCTGGAGTGGATGAGATCCTGAAACAACACCGTGCGCACACGGTCGTCCTCCTCAGTTCCTCCTCCTGCCCGGTACCATGAGTTAATATACTCAAGGCACAGCATGTGCACTTCTGGTTGCTCAGAGGCATCAAATGCCTTGAAATCACCAGCGAACACACGCCCACCGGGACGCAAAAGCTCCTTGGCCAGGATATCCCACTCAGTATAGTGGTTAATACCTGGCGCCATACCACATCGCGTGTGGTTCATATGCACTGAGCTCATAAAGGCCCCATAGTACTGCTTGACAGCAATGCTATAATCCAAAGGGGCCCCCGAGATGGCGCGTGTTGCCACAGCGTCCACCTTAGCATGAGGGCGCGTCTCATCCTTGAGAAAATCCACAAACACATGAGCCAAACGCTCATTGTTCTTCGCTGCTTCGACAACCTTAGCAGCGTCGCTCAGAACAGCCTTAGCTGCCTGACTCTCAAGGTCAAAATCATCGCCGTCGCCGAAAATCTCAGTTTTGCCCTTGGCATACTTGAGATTGTATGGGTACCCACATGAGGAGCTGCGCTTAACAGACTTCAACTTCATATGAGGCACACCAACAACGGCTTCCTCAGGGCTCAAAATGCGCCGCGTACTGGACAGCGTTAGCTCCCAGTGCCGCTTCATGGCAAGGCCCATAATGGCCTTAGCTCGAGGCACAAACGAGTTGTGCAGGGGGGTCTTGTAATTCTCCATAGCTTTATGCATGGGGAAAACTGCTTCATCACCCCTGCGCACAGGTCGCAACTCGGCTGGCCTGACAGGGCACTCACCAAAGCCATCAAACCCAGTGGGCTTGAGCTTACTCTTCAAGCTCTGGGAAATCTGGCACTCGGGCGCAATAACGCCAATGGCAGCAATGCTACCATCAGCAAGGCCACTCTGCTCAACAACGTCGTGCGTCTCTTCAAAAGAGACACCCTTGTCCTGCAGAGAATCAACAAAGCGGTCAACAATAGGCCGCTTGCTGAACTTGCCAACCTGAGCCTCCAACAACTCGCGGGTGAGCACGGCTGCCCAACCCTCGCGCTGCATGCCATTGGCTGGCGCCCTACTGCGCCCAGCCACATGGATCCCAAGCAAACAATGGCCCTGGAAATACCGGGGCTCCGCTATGGTAAACGGAGCACCACAGTCACCAAGCTGTGTGGGCATGTTATAGCGCCACACTTGCTGGACCTCATTGTATCCAACAGTGATCGAGCGGTCAAAGCCCAAACCACGGGACACAAGCACTGAGCGCTCCAGCTCAATGCGATTGTTGTACTCATAGGGGCGTGCAATGTCAAGACGCACGGGAATATCGCACCCGCGCGACAAATCGTTGCCAACCTCTCTGTCGGTAACAGCGTAGCGCACAACATCGCGATGAGCTTGCGCGTGCACCTTGCAAAAGTCCACAAAGCTGAGATCAGCCTGTGGCAAATCATGGTGCTCAAAAGACGCAAACTGCGCCCCAGTGAACTTCAAACGCAAACTCTTAGCACTGCACCCAATCATCTCAATGGTGGATGCAGAAACCAAGCCCTTGCGAAAATGGTATGGCATCACGCCAATATTGGCGCGCACCATAAGGACCTGCCCCACAATCTCACCGTCAGCAAACACTTTCCAAGTGTTGCGATAAATGATATCGTTAAGGGCATCAGAAGGAGGATTGCCCATCTGGGCAATGGCAGAAGGCACAACCTCTCCCCGCTTCTTCACGGGAAAAGTAACCTCCTTGTGCACACTCTGGGACACAATAGCGTCTTGCTCACCAATGAGCAGACTCTTGATACTTGAAACAAGGCCACATATAGCGTTCCAAATGGCTGTAATAGCCTTCAGCGCGCAAGTGCAAGCGGCAATCAAAGCCACACTGGCAACTACCGCCCGCCCCGTATTAGAGCGGAAAAGCTTCTTCACAGGCATACAAGCCTGCGAAAATAAGTCGCCAATGCGCTGAACCATGGTACGCCTATCGGCGTGCCAAGCGTCAACAGCAGCGTCAAACTCCTGTCGCCACTCGTACTCGCTGTCATCATCCTTGGGCTCA